TACGGTGGAGACGATGGCCTCACTGCGGATATTGACCCAGTCATTTTCCGACAGTGCGCAACCATGATGGGTTTGAAGTTAACAACTGAGAGCGTGAACAGGCGGGATCCTGGCATTCACTTTCTAGCCCGATTCTACACACCAGATGTGTGGTTCGGAAATGAAAACTCTATTTGTGACCTCAAGAGGCAACTGTCCAAGTTTCATACTTGTGTGCCTGGTGTGTTTGATAGTCCTGAGCGGAAACTCGTGGAGAAAGCCTATTCATATTATCTGACAGATAAGAACACCCCCATTATTGGACCCTTCGTAAGTCGTGTGAAGCATTTCATGGACGTGAATAACATTCACATTAACCCGGAGACGCAGAACAAGAACTTATGCTCGTACGCATCAATTGCCCCGTTAGACGAACAATACCCTAACGAGCACCACCCTTGGTTTGATGCCCATGCGAAGGAACTCTTTCCCGGATTCGAACATGACACGTGGGAGGACTGGTTGGAACAATGCGAAAGCGTGTCCGACTTGCTCTTGCCCTGTTGTGTTGCCGATCCGGAAGAGGTCCCTCCGCCGGGCGTCACCGTCAATGGTGAGGCTGCCCCCCTCAGGCTTGTGGCAATTAACACTGAGGTTGTTCCGACCAAACCGGTCGAGGAAGTGAAAGAGATTGTTAAGGTAGCCCCCGTTAGGAAACAAAGGGCACCGAAAGTGGAACCCGTGAAGGTCGTGACAGGAGGAGGAAGCAGTTCAAAATGCACCGTCACCCCGATCTTCCCGACTCCACCGACGGTGGCTCCTGTTAAACCGAAGCGGGTCCGTAAGAGGAAACCTAAACAGACTCCAACACCTACCCCGGAACAGAAGGAACCAGAGAAACAATCACCATCTCTGAAAGGGAAAGAGGAGGAAATCGTGCCAGTGGAAACACCGGAGCCCGTTGAACCTCCCCCGCCAACAGTGAAGACACCTCAGAAAACCCCACCCAAACAACAAATCAGGAAACCCCGAACTGATTTTGGAAAGCTGGGAAGGATGCAGGTGGCTTGGAAAGAGCGGCAGGGCGCTCATCCAAAAGATGCGAAACTGAAGGTATAACACAGCTCGGGGCGTCGATTTAGAACTGGCGCGTTGGACTCCGTGGGACTATTTAGTGGGCAATTTCAAAGACGTTTTTACCCGCGAAGAGAGCCCATTAGGACACTTAGAGAACAATCCCTTGTACGACAAGAAACCTTGGGATTTATTTAACGAGGAGTTTAACAGTAAAGAGCAATACGACGAATATTGGGACTCAGACATCGGTAGAGATATCGACCAACAAGTAACAATGATGAGG